TTCATACGCAAATGGATAGATGTGACTGATGCACCATCATATATAACCAACATACTGCACCAATTAGCAACAATGGACAAATCAGAACGCAAAAAGTTCTATTTTGTTAATGATCAAGTGTATTATCTGGATATAGAACCAGAAAAGTTAGTGAAACACTCAACACAAGGCTGGATTACTGCTACTAGATACACAATTAGCAGAAAAAAATAACAGATCTGATAAATAACACTGCATACAGTAGACATGGTGTCTAGTGATTTACACTTGGAGCAATTCAATTGAGTGAGCAACAACAGCCAAATCAATCCGTGGATATAGAACAAAAAAGCACTATTGAAATCAATGGTGAATTGTACTACCATGAAGAAAATGGTGTTGCACCAGAATATGTAGCACAACCCAAACGCAAATATGGTGAAAAAACCATAAAAGGCATAGTGGTAGGCAGAGGAGATACCAAACAGGTTATACCTCTAGAACAAGTGCGTAAATTAGCAAGTCTCAACTGTAGTTACAAGGATATGGCCAAGTTCTTTGGTGTGCATGAAAACACATTCAGAGACAACTTTAGAAGTGAAGTTGAACGTGCCAGAGAAACCACAAAACACAGACTTATGGAAGCCATGCTTACAAATGCGTTGGACAAAATGAATCCAACAGTGCAAATTTGGTTGTCAAAAAATCTACTTGGATTTAGTGATAACCCAGCAGACAATGGTAGTAACGTACCTCTACCATGGAGTACAGATGAAGATTAAAAGTACCGTAAGTCCTGCACACATCATATAGAAAACCTGGATCCAGTGATGATGTGCAGGCAACCTTAACAGGAGAAAGATATGAAGATACCAGAACAATGGGTAAAAAAACATCAAAAAACATCAATAGGCATTAACACACTAGGACTACTAGGCATCAGTTTAACATGGGGTCACATGTTAAACCTAGTTTCATTATGGTTTTTACCATTAACCATATTCTGTATATTAGCAGGTTATGGATCAGAAGTACATGATAAATCTGCAGAATCATTACGTATTGAAGTATAATGGATTATGGTAATATATACGCAGGATCAAAACTAAAAGGTTTTGATGGCAGTGCAAATCTACGTAATGGTAACATAAAATATGGTGATGCATTGGCAGCCATTGCTTATGCACATGATATTGGTCTGCGTGATATACATAAAAAATGGCCTAATACACAAAGCAATGAAAGATGGCATGGTGGCAGTGTGGCAGACCAATTGGATTTTATCATCAATCACAAGCAGAGAACACCCAAAAACATACTGGAAATAGGCAGTGGCAGAGGTGAAGTCACTGGCTTTTTGTGTGAATTAGGATACAGTGTAACCAGTATAGAACCCTCTGTAGATGCAGTAGAATTGCACAAATCAACACATAAAGAACTGTTTGGTCAACAGTATGATTATGAATTACTCAATGACAGTATACATCTATTAGACATTGACTATAGTGAATTTGACACAATCATTATGGTAGAAAGTCTAGAACACATACTGGCAGAACATTTTGATCCACAATGGCAAAAGATATCAACTGATTTTACAGGTTATTTTATAGTGACAAATTGGTTACAATATCATCCTATAGCAGTAGGTCAATACGCATCACCACAAATGCATTGCCGTTTAGTAGATAATGCACTGTATGATCAATACGCTAGTGCAGGTGTTACAGTAACCAGAGACAGAAGTCATTTGTGCGTACAGTATGAAGCTCAGTGATCCACAAAAAACCATTAGTGCTGACAGTGCCAGATTCAAAGTTGTAAGTGCTGGTAGACGTTTTGGCAAAAGTTGGTTGGCCATGAATGAAATGGCCAAATACGCCAGATATCCCAATCAACGCATATTGGCAGTAGCACCCACATACAAACAGTGCAAAAACATTTGGTGGAATGACCTCAAAGCCATGCTGATAGAAAAGCATTGGGTGAAAAAAGTAAATGAATCAGAATTAACCATTACATTGGTAAATGGTAGCACAATTACTCTGCGTAGCAGTGAAAACAAAGATGCATTACGTGGATCAAAGTATAACTTTATAGTGTTAGATGAGTGTGCATACATGCAACCAGATGTTTGGTACAGTGTGCTACGTCCAACATTATCAGATACAGGTGGACATGCACTGTTTATTACATCACCACAAGGGCGTAACTGGATATATGATTTGTGGGCAGAAGCAGGTGCACAACAAGACTGGAGTGCATTCAGTTTTTCAACAATTGAAGGTGGTTGGGTACCACAAGAAGAAATAGAGGCTGCCAAAAGAGACTTAGACCCAAAAAGATTTCAGCAAGAATATGAAGCAAAGTTTGTTGATGATCAACATGTTGTGTTTTATGCTTTCACAGAAGACAACATACAAGACAAAGAAATATTACCCACAGACAGAACACCACTACACATTGGACTAGATTTTAATATTTCACCAATGAGTGCTATTATATGTCAAAAAGGTGCAGATCATTTGCATGTGTTTGATGAGATAGAAATATGGAGTTCAAACACATTTGAAATGGTGCAGGAAATAAGACGCAGATATGGTCAAGACAGACAAATGTATGTGTATCCAGATGTTAGTGGTGCAAAAAGAACTACAAACAGTCAAGGCATAAGTGACCATGTTATACTAAGCAACAATGGTTTTAAAATAGTAGCAGGCAGAACAAATCCTCCAGTAGGAGAAGCAATTAGTTCAGTAAATGGATTGTTGTGTAACCAATTAGGCCAAAGACGCCTCACAATAGCACCAAAATGCAAAAGACTGCGTGAATGTTTAATCAAGCACACATACAAAGAAGGCACTAGACAGCCAGACAAAGACAGTGGATATGATCACCTTACAGATGCATTGCGTTATGTGGTACACAGTTTATTCCCTCTCAAACAGATACCACTTACTAATGTAAGACAAACCAGGATGAGTGCGGGGAGAATGCTGAGTTGATAAATACATATAACAATAAGGATTTGGCAATGAATCAAAAATATGTGAGATATATCATCAAAGTGTTGGAACCAAAAGCAGAATACCCCTTAGACTTTGTGGACTTAACACTGAAAGGCTGTCAAAGTCAAGCAGAAAGTTATCTCAAACACTGTCCCAGAGGCACTGATTATATGTTTATACAAACACTTTACACATATGATCTAAAATGCAAGTATGCACCTGTTAAGGAGAGTGCATAATGGGATTTAAAGACGGCAACTTACCACCAAAAAATAGCAGTGAAGGTAAGAAATTGGAAAAGATGGTTTACCAAAATCCATTTCTTAAAAAGATGAGAGCCAAAAGCCATGGTGAGAAATACAATGACATTGTCAGTGCAGATAATTCTGAAGAATACAAAGCCAATTATGACAAAATAGATTGGACTGGTTTGCATAATGAAAAGAAAAGTTATAGAGTTAAGATTAATGGCAGATATGTAGATGAGGAAGAGGATTGAATTATTTACACATACCTAAAACAGCAGGCACATTATTTAAAAATTGTCAAAAGTTAAACATAGACTTACCTTTCTCCATTATTGAAAATCATGAAGCCGCAACCATTGAAAGAAATCACAATGTGTGTTTTGCACTCAGAGATCCATGGACTAGATTTGCTAGTGGTTATTGGGAAAGAGTAACCAACAAACAAAGAGAAAATCTTAACAATGATGAAGCAAACAAAAAATTTAGAAGAAGAGGGTATCTGAATTTATCTAGATTTGAAAAAAAGATATTTACACTATACCCAACACCTAATGATCTTGTCACAGGTTTTAGAACAGATGCTTTACTGTATCATAAGTTACAAGATGAGCGTGATCTAAATGTGTTGTTTAGAAGTCTAACATTTTGGTTAGGTGATTTTGAAAAGTATGTAAACCATTACAGTAGAAAAGTTGTATGTGTATATGATCTAGAACATTTAACTGAAATATTCAAAACAAAATATAACATAGAATTACCCACAGATCCATTTCTGGCCAGAAGCAGAAAACAATTTGAGCTAGAACAAAGTTATGATATATCACCAGATAATCTAGAATGGTTTATGCAATGGCGTGAACAAGATTACCAATTGGTAGAGTATATACGCAAACAAGATTATTTCATTACGCTGGAGACATTATGAAAAATAAAAAAGTTTTAATATTAGGAGGTGCAGGTTACATAGGCAGTAGACTGTGGAACTACCTCAAAGATCAAGGTGGATACACATTGGCAAGTTGGGACCTAGAATGGTTTGGTAAACCTGACAGTGTGTACAATCACAAATATGACATCAAAGATTTAACCAGAGATTATCTAGAAGATGTAGATGTTGTTGTGCTGTTAGCAGGACACAGCAGTGTGCAAATGTGTAATAGAAATTATCACAGTGCATGGGCAAACAATGTTACCAACTTTATGTGGTTAGTCAGTCAATTGAACAGCAATCAAAAATTAATCTATGCCAGTAGCAGTAGTGTGTATGGACATTGGCCAGAAGAATACGCCACAGAAGCGGGAGGATTGGGGGAACCAGTTAATCCTTATGACCATACCAAACAAACCATTGACACTATAACCAAAACCATGTACAAGCACAATATCAAATTGGGTAAACCTGCACCTAGTGTTACATTCACACAGTGTGATGACATTTGGGGATTGCGTTTTGGCACAGTTAATGGTTACAGTGAGAACTTTAGAAGTGATGTAATGATCAATGCAATGTGGAACAGTGCAAAAACCCGCAAAGAAGTCAAAGTGTACAATGGTGACACAAGACGCAGTATATTAGGCATACAAGACTTGTGCAGAGCAATACACACCATTATTCAAAAAGGACGCAATCCAAAAGTGTATAATCTAGCAAGTTTTCACAGTACCAGTCTAGAAATAGGCAAAACAGTGGCTAACATTATGGGTGTACCTTGTGTAGAAGCAGAATTAAAAGTGTATGGTGGTAATGAAAAGATGACCACTAAGAACTATGACTTTTGGGTAAGCACTGAACAATTTACCAAAGACTTTGATTTTGAATTTACAGAATCAATTGGCAGTATTGTGGAAGATATCAATTTCAATATGGCTGAAAACAAATTAAAAGGCATCAGAACAATCAGCAAGCCTAGAGAGAAACACATAGAATATGGCTACTGATTATAAAAAATTAACAAAATGTGTTGCATGTGACAGTAATCAACTTGAACAAGTGTTAAGTTTAGGTGCACAACCATTAGCAAACAACTATCACAATGGAGATGCTGGTAAAAAGTATCCTTTGGTATTAAATGTGTGCAAACAGTGTAGTCATGCACAATTAAGTGTTGCAGTAGATCCTAATTTAATGTTTAAGCACTATCTATATGTAACAGGAACCAGTCAAACACTGCGTGATTACTGTGATTGGTTTGCACAAATGGTAAGTGGCCAAATTCCAACAGGTACTATGTGTGATATTGCAAGTAATGATGGCACTCAATTGGACAGTTTTGCTAAATTAGGTTGGAAAACAATGGGCATAGAGCCTGCAGAAAACCTAGTTAAAGACTACAAACACTATGTTATAAATGATTTTGCACAAAATGTTGTAGATCCATTACAGTTAGATGTTATAACTGCTCAAAATGTGTTGGCACACACTGCAGATCCATTAGGCATAATGAAAAACATAAAGAAATGGTTAAAACCCAGAGGCAGAGCGTTTATACAAACCAGTCAAGCCAACATGTTTAAGAATGGTGAGTTTGACACCATGTATCATGAACATATCAGTTTCTTTTGTAGCAGTTCAATGGCCGCATTGTGTCACAGAGCAGGATTAAAATTAATCAATGTACAAAAGACACACATACATGGTACCAGTTATGTGTTTACTGTTACACATGATGATGGTAATCACCAAGACTTTTTCAGCATAGATCCAGAAAGATATAAAATGAGCACTTACCAAAAGTTTGCAGATGATGCAATCAACACACTGGCCAGTTTTAGCAACAGGGTAAAAGCATTTAAAAAGATGGGCTACAAAGTGGTAGGCTATGGTGCGGCAGCCAAAGGCATGACAGTGTTGAACGCAGGAAAAATACAATTAGATTGGATAGTGGATGACAATGAACTCAAAGTGGGCAAAATGACCCCTGGTATGAACATACCAATATTGGGCAGTAGAACCATAGCAGTGGATGTGCCCATAGTGTGTGT